TTGGCATCTTTACAATCAGGTGGCAAAGTCGATTTAGCCATTCCTGAAATGGTTGGTATCAACGCTGCGACAACTATGGATAAGTTGGCAATTCAGGCTCTTGACCAAGCAACTCAAACTTATGTTGTTAGTGGTAAAGCTGCAGGTTCAGTACTTGCAAGCGACGTCGCTGATCGTAAATTCTTCAATTACTTCTACAACCGTTTAGCACGTGCTAATGTACCCAAATTCAATGGTGACTATGTAGCAGTATTACACGATGACGTTATTGCTGATTTACGTGCAGATACAACTACTGGTTCTTGGATCGATATCAACAAATACAGCAACTTAACTGAAATCATCAATGGTGAAGTTGGTATGTTCGCTGGTTTCCGTATCATCCGTAACAACAATGCTACGTATGGTGACCAAACTGGTTCTGGTACTGTAGATCTTTACAACTGTTACTTCTTGGGCGCTAACGCGTTAGGTAAAGCAACTTCACGTCCACTTGGTATGACTTACACTGGTCCTTTCGACAAGTTAGGTCGTTTTGTTTCAGTAGGTTGGTACACAACTACTCAATACAAAATCATTGATACTGATGCTGTTTGGTTGGGCGTTGTTGCATCATCTGTTGGTGCTAACTTAACCTAAGCAGTAACTACAGAATATGGGCAGTGTTACAAGGATGTACCTGCCCATACCCACTAAAAGATAAGGTAAATCTATGGCAACTAAAAAACAAATCATCGAGGCTAGTGCAGAATTGACGGCAGTGGTTGCAGAAGCAGTTGAAGAAATCATTGAATCAACTGTAGAACCCATTGTTACGTTCGTTACTGAACAGTGCTTTGATGTTATAGTAAAAACAGCATTCAAACACGTTATTAACAATCAAGAAATTGTTGGCAACGTTGGTGATGCTGCAACCTTAACTGCAACTCAACTAATGAGGCTGAAGGAGTTCGTAGATGTTAATCGTTGAGACTGGAGTCGGTATTCAATATGCCAATTCGTATGTTTCAGTTGATGAAGCAGATGCTTACTTCACATTGATGGGTAACCTTGACTGGGATGCTGATGATGCTGATAAAGAACAATCACTCATCTTAGCCACTCAATCAATTGATTTACTCTATGCTGAAAAGTTTTTGAGTTGGAAGAAAATAGATTCCAAATCACCATTACTATTCCCAAGACTTTGGTTCTATGATAACAATTATCAGATTGTTACTCAAGACCAAATCCCAGATGCATTAAAACGCGCAACCTTTGAAGTCGCACTTATGTCATTAATGGGTGCTGACATTTTACCACAAGTAAACACTGATGGCAATGTTGCGAGTAGTGCAATTAAAGTAGGTGATCTTGAAATCACAAATCAATGGCGCGGTAAACGTGGAGAAGTTGAATCTTACGCTGGATTCAGAAAGATCGATTTACTTCTACAACCACTGCTCAAGCGTAAACAAACTAAGGTAACGTTAATCCGATGAACTATACTGCTATCCGAAGTCAAATCACCGCTGCACTCTCCCAATTGGGACAGTCTGCTAAAGTAAAACACGCAGCAGGTGGATCATCCATTTGTTCTGCAGTATGGGGTAAGATTGAAGGTGGTGATTTAGATACTCTTGCTGCTGCAATGGTTACAATATCAAATAGAACGGTTTATATTTCTGTTACAAAAAAAGAACCGATGCCCGGCGATCTACTAGTAATTGCTGGTGTAGAGTACGGTATTAACAATGTACAGACTTATTCACCTACCAACATAGCTTTGGCTTATCTTTTAGAGGTAGATAACTAATGAGTTTTTATACAATACATCAAGCATTAGATGCTCACTTAAAGACCGTAGTTGGATTACCGCCACTCCAAGAAGAGAATGTTCGTATCAAGATTGGTAGTGGAAGCAAGCCATGGTGCAGAAGCACTATGATCAATAATCCAACGTCTATTAGTACTGTTGGACCAAGTGGTTATAGCAGATTAAATGGTATTTTGCAAGTAGATTTATACTTTCCAAGTGATTCTAAGTATGCACTTTGTTATGCCATGGCAGACAAAGTAATTGAGAAGTTTCAGGCAGGTACTCAACTTGGCACTATTCGTATCATTAATTCTTATCCTCGTGCTGGCTTTGGCGGTGCACCTAACTATTACACTCTCCCAGTCATAATTGAATGGGAAAACTACGAACAAAGAACTTTATAAGGACTAAAAGATGATTGAAATCAATGGTTTAAAAGTAAACAAAGCAAAATCAGGTTGGTTAGTAACAGATGGTTCACGTGAGTTTGCCATTAGTGAAAAACTTGAAGTTGCTGCTGATTGGTGGTGTGGTTATGAAACTATCAAGTTAATTCTTGAAGCACTCTCCACTCAAACAAAAGTTAAAGAAGAAGACTAATGTCTCGTAATTTGACACCATTACAGTCTGCTGCTGTAGGTAAGCAAAAGGCAAATGCACTTGGTAAAAACATTTCTGAATTACAGAACTTTCTAAAAGATTATAAATCCACAATGCCTGCTGCTGATATAGCTAGGGCAGAGAAAGCAATTGAAAATGCACGCACTGGTTACAAAGCCATGCGTAAAATGGAAACATTTGGTAAGAAGTTATCTCAGTTCAGACATCAAACTATCATTGAACGTAGAGTATCAGGTATTCCTGCTTCTCGGCAAGTAGGCATTGATCTTTTAGGTCGATTGACTAACGTAGATAAGATAGCTAATGTAACTAAGAGTTCTAATGGATTAACTATAACTTCAGACTTTGAAGGGTTGTCGGCAAGACTGCAAAAGAAAGTAGAAGAAGTGCAAGATATATTCCTAGTCAATTGCTTAGAATCTATCAAAGCAAAAACACCAGTAGACACAGGACGTGCTAGAGATGGCTGGTATATTGCTGGAAAGCAAATCTTAAATGATGTTCCTTACGTACCTTATTTGGAATTAGGTACTGAGAAAATGAGACCATTCGCAATGGTGGCTGCTACTGTTGCAAACAAAGAAGACTTACTGGCTAGGGCTGTTGCTGAAGCCGGTGATCTGTAAATAAATACACTTAAACGAGGATTTTAATATGACAATGGCAACTGGCTCAAACGCACGAGTCGCATACATCGAAGAAGTTACACCTGGAACTACACCTGCAACTCCTGCATTTAACGAGTTTCCGATCAATGACTTCTCTTTACAATTAACAAAAGACGTGTTCACTGATGCATCTATCTACAAAGATAGACAAACTCATTTCTTGAAACACGGTAATAAGAAAGTTGGTGGTGATATTTCAGTTACCTTGCTAGGTGCTGGTGCTAACCCAACTGGAAATACTCTTTATGACAAATGGCTTGAATCACTTTTCAACTCTACATGGACATCTAATGTCTTGAAAGTTGGCAATACAAACAAATCATTTACATTCGAAAAGACAATTACTGACACTGCAGGTACTTCAAACTACTTCAGATTCAAAGGCGTACAAGTTACTGCACTTTCATTTGACGTAGCTCTTAATGCACCTGTTAAAGCTAAGTTCTCAGTACTTGGTTTAGATGCTGAAACAATTGCAACTACTCCAATCACTGGTGCTACTTATGTACCACAGCCATCTGCACCTAGTCCATTGGTTCACACCAACTCAAACAACGTGTTTAAAGAAGGTGGTACTGCTACTGCACTAATGACTGCGTTCCAGTTGACAATTAACAATGGATCTGATAGTAACTTTGCGTTAGGTAACGCAGTAGCACAATCTATCACTTCATCAAGAGCACAAGTAACTGGTTCAGCTACTTACTACTTCTCTGATGCAACAATGATGAACAAATTCATCAATGAAACAAACTCATCATTAGAAGTAAAACTTTCAGATGGTACTCGTTCTTATGCCTTCTTGTTACCAAACGTGGTGTATTCTGCTGCAACTCAAACTATTCAAAATGAAAATACTTTGATTGTAACGATGCCATTCACTGCGGTATTTGATTCGACTTCTGGCACTACAGTTCAAATCACAAGAGCATAATAAGAATTATTTGCCTTTAGAACGGAGAACCCCTTAACTGGGGTTTTCTTTTGTCATAAATACTTGATATATCAACAAATTAAGGAGCTAGTATGGCTAAGATTATTATAGAAGCATTAAAACCACAGGTTGCTAAAGTTAAGATTGCTCATCCAATTACAGGTGAGACTGAATTTGCATTGCCAGATGGCACTCGAGTACCCTTAGAGATCCACTTAGTTGGACGTAACTCAAAACAGTGGTTGGATTTTATGCGTTCTATTCAAACAAACGCAGATGACACAAGAGAAAGTCTATTCAGTAAGATCAACGATGCGAGTCGCGACTTCGTCGCTGCATTGATCGTGGGTTGGACTGAGAATGGAGCACTTAACGA